GCCCGGAAGATTGCTGTGAGGTCATCGCTGGGCTTCGTCAACCCTTGGATGGCGGCGCGTAGCTGGGTAGTGGCTACCGAGGTGGGCGTGCCCTGCGCCGTGATCGTCGCCATCCCTGCCGATATCTCCTCAAAGCTCACGCCCGCAGCATTGGCAAGGGGAGCCACGTTGAACAGCGCCCCGCTAAGCTGGGCGAAGTCAGTCTTCCCAGCCTTGACGGTGGTGAACATGATGTCGGCTGCTTCTTGAGCACTAATGTTCTGCCCAGCGAAGGCGTTCATCACCGTTGTCAATCCATCCACAGCCGTCTCGGTATCGGTTACGCCACCAATAGCGGCCTTGCTCGCGATCTCCAAGAAGCTGATGGCGTTGTCCGTTGGGACGCCCGCGCTGATCGCCTGATAGAGCGCCCCCGTTGCTTCAACGGCATCGACGCCTAGGGCGCTCGATAGATCGAGCACGTCTTTCTTCATGGCGTCCAGATTGTCGGCCACCTCTGGCGTCAGGGTTGCGACCTCACGCATCCCCTTGTCGAAGTCGGCAGCCATCTTGATTGAAGCCCCACCCGCAGCAAGAGCCGCCACGCCGACAAGCTTCAGGCTCCCTTGGATTTTCCCCAACGCGCCGGACGCATTGTCCTTAGCGTTGATCAGGATTTGGAGTTCGGCTTTGCCGATAGCCATTAGGTTCTCGCGTCCCGCTTTGCCCAGCGTTCCTGCGTCTGCTGGGCGTCCGTCTCAGCCGCCATCACCAGCATCCACCCGTCGATGACCGCCGCTGGCGTGGCGCAGAACTCCCGCCATGAGACGTTCATGCGCTGGCATAGGAGCAGCGACATTAGCTCTTGAGGCCACCCGCACCCGGCGCTGCCGAGGAAATGCCCTCGGAGCGCCCGTTGGAGTTTCCCACTTCGTCATCAGACCAGCAGTTCAGCTTGATGATCTCTCGGCCCAGCCACTTGGCCGTCCGGTCATCGATCAACGCCTTCGTCTGCTCGGTGAGATCTTGCTCGTAGGACCACTTGACAAGTCCATACTTGAGCAGCGTGCCGAGGTCGTAGTCATCCAGCGGATCTTCGGACGGCGTGGGCACCGTCGTATCGGAACGCTGTGGCAATGCCGCCATGATCTCCGGATCCACCCCCTCCATTACCGCGAACGATCGCCGCGTCTTTGCCAGCTCAGCTTCATCCCGTTCAGGCCACGCGAGGAGCCGAAGGCCAAAGCTGGCAGCCGGCTCCCACGGTGGCGACACGTCTACCGGATGCTCGTGATTAATCAGTGCCATTTCAATCCTCCTTAAAACGGCCTATGGAAATGAAGCCACATTGTTCTGGACCAGATAGTCACAGTCGATCCCACCGGTCGGATCATACTGCGAAAGTAGATGCATGCTGATTACGCTATTCCCGTCTCGATCTGTACCGAGGTCTTGCATCGAGTCGTCCGCGTGGACGAAGCATCCCCGGAGTTTGATGAACCGATTGAGCGCGGCGTCCGGTGAAGAGAACGCTGCCCCCTGAATTCGTAGCTCAAGGAAGCGGATCGTTCCGGAGTCCTTCTTGGCCATCTCTGTCTCCGCAAAGTTGGAGGCCCCGGTGTCGTAGGTGCACTGGATCGTCACGTCCGCGCTTCTGGTCTGAGGCTCAACGCCGCTGAAGTCAAGCGTCTCCCGGCCATCGAGGTAATACTGCGGCATTACGTAGGCAGACTGCCCCCACGTGAAGCCATACACCTGCCCGTTAATATTGGACCCGCCTATGGCTGACCAAGTGTCGTCCATGTGCGCCGTCCATTTGAGATTGGCCGTGAACTCGTTGGCCATCCCCGGAAGACTGATTCCGGACGTGTATGTGGAATCAGTCGACTTGCGGGCGTCCATCGACCACGTGATCTGTGGCAGGGCTTCCACGCCCCCGGTGATCTCGAACGAGGACGTGATGCCGAACGATGCTTCCACGTTCTGCTTCGTGCTGCCATCGTCCACAACGAATTCTAGCGTGTAGCTATCAACGCTCGGAGCTGTCTGGGACGGTGAGAATGTCCACAAGCGAGCCTCGCCGGAACCCGGGCTCGATGGCGTCACGCCACCCTTCGCACCGGACAGTAATGGCAGGAGAACCTGCTCAAAGTCGAGGTCGGTGGCGATCTCCAGCTGCGACGCCTCGCGGGTCATCTGTGGCTTCGTAATGGATCGGGAGAGCACGCCCGAGAGTTGGCCCTCGAACATCTCCTGAGCCTGAAGCTGTCGGTAGGTAGCACTCTTGGTGAGGATCCGGCGCGTTGCGGCCACGGCAGTGCCCGCCGTCGACTCCTTGCCCACCTGCACAAGCGTCAGAGGTTGAATACCAGCAGCCATCAGTTATCTCCTTCGGGCCTTTTGCCCCGTTCTTTCTTATACAGGTCGCTCGCTTCTACGGCTTCCTGCACACCTAGTTCCTTGACCTCTTTGTCGCTCAGATCGCGAGCCGGGACTCCGGGGATGAATGCCCCGTCGCCCACGTACTTCCAAGCCATCAATAGCCTCCTAGCTGATGGACACGGCGTCCTTGAGTTCCACGTCAAGGATCAGGTCGAGTCCGATGAAGTCCTGCCCAGCCCAACTCAGCACCGCCAGCGTTGGATCGCCGCCACGAAGGGTGCTCAGTACGCAGCTCCCCCCGAGTTGGATGTCGGCGTTCTGTGCCGTAATAAGCGCGTTCATGTACGAACTGGCGATGTCAGCCGCCACGTCTTGGTCAGCATCCAGCACGGCCAACTGCATCCGCACCGTGTAGATCAAAATACGGAGGCCGATGTCAAGCTCCTGATTCTGGAGCGTCCACGAGTTCATGAAGCACGGCGTATCGGGCAGTCCACTCGCCATCGGCGGCATGTACTTGTACGCGCGGAGGATGCTGCTGCTGATCGGCGCGGTGATACTCAAGCCCTCCTGCAAGCTCACCACGTTCGTCATGACGGTCCTGATGTCCATCAGACCGAGCCGCCCTTTCCCCACTGTTTTGCGATGTCCGCGCTAGCCTGCTTCAGGAGGAACGGCAGCTTCACGCGGATAGCCGCTTCAGCGGCCTTCATGAAGAAGCGGCCCTTGATGCCCCTGCGCCCGATAGCCCGTGCCACCACGAACGCGGCGCTGACGGGCTTGCCATGCCGTCGAAGCCATCCATGCAACGCATTGGGCGGGGGCATCCGTTTATTGCGTCCTCGCCCGTATTCGACGGGCACCGCGTAGTTGAGATTGGTGAAAATACGGGCGCTCATTGGACGGGCATCAGAGTGGATGCTTCGCTTCAGCGCCCCGGTATCACGCGGGGCACGCTGCTTGGCGGTGCGCTCGCCGATAGAGGCGACCCGTTCCATCAGTCGAGCGGTGGCCTGCTCGTAGAGCCTCGGGTGCAGCATCCGGTTGAGCTTCTTGTCCCCGTCGATTTCAATGTTGATCCGCGACACTAGAACAGCCCACGCTTCGCATACATCTGCATCAGAGCCGTGACGATCTCCTGAGCCTGCGGACTGGTCTCAAGAACTGTCTCGCTCGTGATGTTCACTGAGCGCGTGGCCCGTGGCGTCTCCAACCGCAGGATGCCCGTCAACTGGACGCACGCCTGCTCGATTGCTGACGGCACTGCGGGCCAGCCGAACGTCGCGGTGATCTCGACGTGGTGGTTCCCCCAGAGGTCTTTGCTCGACCACGGCGGGATGTGAATCTGCGTATACGGTCCCGGCTCCGGCCCATCGCCAGCGTTGTGCGGCAGTAGTTCGTAGTCGGTCGATGCCCACGCCGACTCGTCTGCGAAGCTTCCATCGTCGTCCTCGTCAACCTTGATGCTGGTCAGCGCCACGAGGTCGTCAATGAACAAGGACTTCGGCTGGTTGCTCAGCAGGGTCGTCTCGTACACGCGGGCCACGGCTGATGCGTCTACCGTGAACCACCGACCCAACCGCCGCTCTATATAGCGGCTGATGGCCGTAAGGTCAGTAAGGATTTCAGCGTCCTCAGCCGTGTCCGATTTGCTGATCAGACCTCGGTATGTCGCTGCTGTGGCGTAGGCGTCAGTTATTGCCATTTAAGAGCCAGCTCCCGCTTAGGCGATAGAGCCAGCGATGGTGGACGTGCGCGGAGGATCTATCGCACGCCCACCACTGCTGGTCGGATTTCAAGAAGCGCCATCTCAGGCTGCTGACGTCTCGGCGATATAGGTCAACACATCTCCCGTGGCGTCGCATATGCGATAGAGCAGGTTCAGGTTCGAGATGGACAGGGTGATTTCTTCCCCTGCATCAAGCTGAAGCCCAGTTGTCGCGTCGGTGGCCCCGTCCTTCTTGGTGACCCCAGACCCACCTACGTAGACAAAGGTGGGGTTGGCAGCCTCTGCCTTCAGGGTGACCCGATTGCACGCAATGTCCGGCAACTGGGTCGCACTGGTGACACCTACTAGCTCACCCGAAACGATCTTGGTGTTCAGTATCGCCATGATCTATGTGAACGCTATAACGTCGGACACCGAGAGCAGCCCATTGGGAA